TAATTAACACGACAGCTCCAACTTTTGGAGTTGATGCTTTCTTTCGCGTTTTGCTTATTATTAATGTGACTGGCGGATGTGTCACTAATTCCGTCAGCCATGTTGATTTGAAAGTTAAAGCCAAAGATGTTTATAAGACTTTTATTGATGAGACCAAACTCTTTTATATGGGTTTGCATCGTATTCGTCTTACTAGCGCTGGTGGTGTCCTTCATCCTGTTGATCACTTTGTGAAGCAATTGTATGAAAGATATTATCCAAAGCAGAGTGCAGAAGCTATGAGTACTTATCAGCGAACTAATCCAACTTTGCAATTACGTTTAGATCATTTGGAAAAATATGCTGAACCGCTTGTCAAGACAGTTCCGGTTGAAGAACTCAAAGAACAGGTTGATTTATTTATTGAGGAAGTAGCTTCATTGCCTACTTTTAAAGAATTGGCGACCACTGTTTATGAGATGGTCACTGAACAAAAGTTTGATGATATCCAGATTGATGGCAGCTCTGCTTCAGGCTATCCCTTTAAACAGGGTAGTAAGAAGGCTAATGATCGCATTGAGGCAACAAATGTTGCGGTTAGGTTGATGCGTGATGAATGCCAATTTAGAGATTACATTAATGATCATGTTTGGTACACTACCGGGCGAGCTCGTATGCAGAACGCTGGATCAGTGCCAGCCAGTAGGATAATAATCTACGCTGGTTATACATATCTTTTGATCGCCATGCTTGCTTTGCAGCCATGGTGTCGTTTTATGAATAAGACCTTCGATTGGTGCGGAATTGGTTTTTCGTGGATGTACGGAGGTGCTGGTAAATTAGCTGCTTTTATGAAAGCTGAGAAGGGGTACGCTCCTTCTGGCTATCGTTATGTTTCATTAGATGTCAGTGGTTGGGATACGAAACTTCATCATGATATTATGATGTTACTTCACAGGTTTTATCATGGTTTGATGATTAAGATTGGTGTTCCAGCCGCTTATAGAGCTATGCTTGAAACAATAATCGATAGCATGGTCGAAGCTTCCGTTCTTATGCCTCTTGGTCATTGTTTTAGACTGATTCAAGGTATGAAGAGCGGATGGGCCGCCACTGGTAATGACAATACATTATTGCATGAAATGATATTTCGTTGCATAATGCGTCGTCTTGGTTATATGCTGCACATTTTGTATGGCGATGACAACTTGATGT